AAACGCTCCCAAAGTTAGTAACATAAATCCATCAAAGATAAATTCTTTAATGACAAGTTCGTTACCAATTACACCGGTGATTACATCTGTCAATAAGACAAACACCATTGCGAAAAACGAGATGACGCCAACAAAAGCCTGCTCGTTAATTTGATTATCGTCCGAAATCAACTCTCTGAAAAACTTTCTCATAGTTTAAAAATATTTAGTTTAGGTCTTTTTGGTTTTACTACATCGTAGTGCCAACCAACAGGCGGTTCTTTTTGTTTATCGTCATTAGGGCAGTCTTCTGTTCTTTTATAGAACATTATATCACCCGTATAGTCATCCTTTCTTACAACGTAGTCAGATAAGTCCACAGCTACTATCTCATTGTTTATGTATGAGTAGTAGATCCAAGCTCCTTCAATGGCTCTCTTTTGAAGCCACTGACGTATGGTGTCAAGCTTATCTTCACGTACAATCTGTAGGTCAATCACGTTCTTATACTGCACAACCTGTTGGCTGTAGAACATAAGCACTGTATCTCTAACTGATATAATAGAGTCCTTTGTCTTTACATCGGACTTAAATCTTGCAATCCTAGCTTTCTGATTTTCGAATATTGCGTTTATTGTATCAGCCTGTGCCTTTGTTAGTATGACAACAGAGTCACCATCAATTACCGTCTGAAGTGGGTAACGTGATTGGCTGAAACTCAAACTGCTTACCAGTAGACTGACTACGAACAATATCTTTCTCATTTGCTAGTTCTTTTTTAATATCTTTTACGACCGACTTGGTGCTGTCTAGGTCTCCTATGACCTCAGATACCATGTCTTGTAAGTTCTCTTTATCAGCTTTTAATTCGTTTACACTATTAGTAAGCTTCTTATTAGCTGTTGTAAGCTTCTTATTTTCCCCGGTTAGCTGTATGTTATCCTCAACCACGACAACGTGACCATGTCCGCTTGAGAATACTTGCGTTACCACAAGTATAATAAATAGAGAGCCTACAATGATGAGCTTCTTTTTCATTTCTTACTTAAGAACATCAGAACTATCTCCTTGAGACTTTTAGAACTCTCAGTGCTCTCTGTAAGCTTGCTGTCAAGCTTCTCACGATACTCTCCCTCAAGATCATTTACCTTTGCCTTAAGATCATCCTCGCTCTGCATTAGGCGATTAAGGAACATCCAACACAGGTAGCCAAGTGCTAATACTGCGAATCCTAGGACACCATACTGCGTTAATACTTCAAATGGACCGAATGACATTACTTATTATCTAAATGTCTTTTGATGAATAACCATGCCACATAGCCCAATGCCAATACAACGAGACCCAATGGCCCGTACTCAGATAGCTGTGAGAATACACCGAAGTCAGGTGTTGTTGATACTGTATCCATTATCTATTAATTATTAGTTGCTTTACTGCGTCTGATAACTCAGCTACACTTCTAGCTAAGTTTTTTATCTCTAGTTGAGTTTGCTCCTGAATGGCTTGATATTTGAGACGAGACTCCTGCTCGACAAGCTCAATCTTTCCTTTGAGTTTGCCGGCATCTTCAGTGTTCTTACGTACATCAGAGTGAACCATCTTTAAAAAATATCCTATAATTCCGATGGCCGTAACCATACCAAACTGCACCAATTCCTGCATCATCTCCTGAAAAATCTGTAAACGAAATAAACTATAGCAAAGATAATGAAAATCGGTAAGAAGTTATTTAGCAGCAACTTCCACTTAGACGTCTTCTCATAGTACCTAATAGGCACCTTTCTTTCAATGATTTTGTCTACAAATACAGTGTCGCATTTACCCTCTATGAAGATATCATCGCCCTTCATCCAGACCTTTACTTTTAGTTGGTCTTGCTGTAAATAAACAGTATCTAAAAGGCTATTTAATTTAACGACTGTGTCTACTCTTACCTCAGGTACAACTACTCTAAAGGTATCGATCAAAACAACTGAATCCTGAGTCAATAGCTCAGGGTGTTTAGTAATAAGGCGTGTAAACCTTGTTTTCGGTGAACACGCCATGAGTACTAATAGTATAGGTAATAGTAGTTTATACATTCGGAGTTGGAGGTGTATTCCAGGCTGGTGGAAGTGTTACAACAACAGGGTTGATTTGTAAGTCAATATTCTCTTGAAGACTTGCAGTCATAGCAGGAACATCTAACTCCGCCTCTAACCATCCAACAACTTGCTCCTCTGTAAGTTGATCGTATGGAGTAAAGTTTTCCGGATCAGGCATACCTACTGAGGCAGCGCCATAAGTTTCCGCAAAATAATCTTTTTCATCGTGAATCTCATTCCCCTGGAATCTCCAGTGAACAATGATTACAACATCGTCCATGTTCTCTTCATGAACTCTACACTCCATAGCGGAGATCACCCAATTAGTTACCATCTTCTTCCTCTGGCTTCAGTGCCTGAAGCGCTGCTAAAATAGCAGACACATCCTGCAAGTTAAACGATCCTTTTGTAGTTGCTAAGTTGATTGCATCTACTAATACTTGATAAGCTTGTTCTTTTTTCATAATTAGATTTTTTTTACAAATATAATGAATTTAGTGTAATGGTACCCAAGTACTTCCGTTGTATACTGTTACTTTATTGTTAGTTGTGTCATACACAATTAATCCTGTAGCAGGTGACCCTATACTGTTCATTTCTGAATTTGTCATTCTCGGAGGTAAGAAACCTTGCCTTCTTGATGACAAGTCCATTATAGATGATGTATCAGGAGCAGTTGTTCCAACGCCTACACTACCGTTAGCAGCTATACGCATCATTTCAGATCCACCAATATTTATGGCAAATGGATTAGCAAATGAAAGATCTAAAGATGATACTCCTGTAGAGTTTGAGCTTAATGATAATGTCTGAGGAGTTCCAAATGCTTGGCTATGTACAAGTTTCATCGTAGTAGGCACGAATGATGTACCTACAACATGAAGTTTAACATCAGGACTAGTTGTACCTATACCAACATCCCCAGACCCAGCTACAGCTACTCTAGTTGATCCAAAAGTAGCTAAGTGAACAGAACTAAATCCTGCAACAGTTAATATATTAGAGCTATCTCTTCTTATAAAATTAGAAGTGTTACCGAAATACAAGTAATTGTTCTCAGGTAATCTAATATCTCCAACAACATCTAATTTATAAGTTGGAGTAGTAGTACCAATACCTACATTACCATTTGTAGCAATAAACATTGCATTGGCAGTGTTGTTAGGATGGAATGCAATTGAACCATTGCTGTTGTAGATATTCAAAGAGGCATTACCACCCCATGAATTACTACCTGTACCATTCTTAAATATCTGACCACTTCCGCTGTCAGAGTATAAAGCTAACCCTGAATAGTTAGCATCACTTGTATCACCAACTCTAATGAAAGACTGAGATGCTGATGAATTAATAAAGCTAGCAACAAATGTATCTGAACCACCGTTTACCTCTAATCTATATCCCGGTGTAGTTGTTCCAATACCTAGTCTACCTGCGTTTGTGATGCGCATCCATTCATTAAATGATGAATAATAAGCACCGCCAAATTTTATAGCTGCATTTGTATATGTAGCAACTAGACCTGTATTGTCAGAATCCCAACCGAAATAAGCACCACCATTAATATTTCCAGCTAAAAACGTAGTTGAAATAGCTGATGAATTATTAATATGTAATTTAGCTTGAGGAGTAGTAGTACCAATACCTACGTTGCCGCCACTTGTTATGCGCATACGTTCTGCTCCACCTGTTTCAAATGCCATAGGAACATAAGAAGATGAGCCGATATATGATGAGCTTAAATATGCTGCATTTCCGTCTATACTAAATATAAATTGTTGTGTATTTGCAGTTCCATTTGTAACACCTACTAACCCATTTACTGTTAATGTTCTATTTGGCGATGTAGTACCTATACCAACGTTGCCTGATGGTACATAAAAATTAGTATTAGCTGCTATAGATACGACATTTGTAGTATATCCAGCTATTGTATCAATAAATAAATTTCCAGATTCAATATAAGTATTTCCTACAACGTGTAATTTAGCTCCAGGACTAGTAGTGCCTATACCTACGTTACCTGTTGCATAAATATCACCTCCTGAAGAAATACTAATTGCTTCAGTCGCACTTATGTAAAAACCTTGACGAGTAGTATGGACTAGTGTAGTACCTGGTGTTACTGGACTTCCTCCAAATGTTACTGATTCACTGTTAAGTGGAAAAACTTCAATATTTAAATCAGTTGATGATCCTGCTCCTGACAGCACTTGAGCCTCTATAGAGTACGTTTCATTATTATTGCTAATCACTCGAATATTAAGCTGGCTATAAAATCCAGATGTTGTTGTGATTGAAATATCTTGGTAGTGGTTTACAAGAATTTGAGCAGTTACGTTTACTACAACATTACCAGATGTACCCTGAAACGATATATTTACAGCAGATGCAAGCGATCCTCCAGTAATTGTACAAATTGTTGTATAAGATGTTTGGCTTACATTAATTATTTGCACATAACGCGGAGCCACATTACTTGTTGTACTTACGCTACCATCTGCCATTAAGTATTGAGAAGATGTACCTCCGCTCTTTATTAATGAATTAGCTAATACATTTCCATTAACTTCTAGTTTTTGAGATGGGCTAGTAGTACCTATACCTACGTTATTCTTAAAATATGCTGCTCCACCTGTTAATATAGCAGCGTCAATATCATTCCAGTTTCCAAATGTTACACCAGTGTTCCCAGTAATATTTATTGCGCCAGATGATGCATTAAAAATATTACTACCTTGCCATGCCGAACTAAATGAGTGTATTGTTGATAGATTACTTCCTGACTGATAAAACCTTACCGCTCCATAGCCGCTTGAAAAATTTCCATATCTTATCTGAATATTTTGATTTCCATTACTTCCGTCACCAATGCTTAAATCTCCATTGACATCTAGTCTTGCTTGAGGAATAGTTGTATTAATACCTACATTGCCATTAGCCTTAAATGTTACTGATCTTGATGTACCAGGATATAAAGTTATATCTTGTGGTGTATACCAATAAACGTATCCACCTGAATCATGATAAAATGCACTTTGACCATTAGCATTATAAAATACTAAATCGTTTCCAGTATAAGAAGTAGAACCACCACCATTTTTAATTTCAAGTTTATTTAATGGATTATCTGTGCCAATACCTAAACTTCCTGAAGAACTTATTTCAACTAGATTAGCAGTACCTCCATTTGGTCTAAAATTAAATCCTTGACCTGTAGCTGCCATAAAATACATTCCATCAGCTGTACTTGTTGAAGCTAAAATTCTATTATTTCCATCTCCTGTATTTCCAAAAGCTACAGTTCTATACGGGTCACCATAAGTTACATCAGTGCCAATAATTACTGAATTAGCTCTAGCATTTCCGCTAACATCTAGTTTGTATCCTGGGCTACCTGTACCAATACCTACGTTATATCCATTATTAAAGATAATATTGTCTGCCGACTGTAGATATATAACAGGATTATTACCTTCATACATATATATATCACTACCTGTTGCAGTTGGTACTATGGATGTTCCAAAATATGCACCTCTAAAGTATGATGCACCTCTTACGTCAAGCTTACCTATAGGAGAACTTGTCCCGATACCTACATCCCCCGAAGCAGTGATGCGCATACGTTCAGTAGCGCTTGTTGTGATAGTTAATGGTGGGTAAGCACCGGATCTCGCATCGGCTTGTAAATTAACTACGCCGTTGGCAGTACCTGTATTAAATTGTAAGTAGGTACCAGAGTTATCACCATTAGATAAAATTAATGGAGTGCTTCCTCCTACAATAAACAGTTTAGGACTACCGCTATATCCGCCGGCTACACTAGTAGCTCCTACTAATACATTACCTGCGCTTGTTATGCGCATTCTTTCAGCATTAGCTGTTCCAAATATTAATGGGTTAGATTCATAATGATAAACATATGCTGTTTGATCACTTCCTAGACCCACAAATAAACCATCACTTGTAGTTGTTCCGGTAGTACTATCTTGATATAAATGATTAGCCCCTGCTGTACCTCTTACTCTTAATTGAGGTTGACCTGATTGATAAACATCAAGGATTGCTAATGGGGTAGTAGTACCAATACCAACGTTGCCTGTAGAAGTTATCCTAACTTTTTCAGTTCCACCTGTCTCAAGGACAATGTGTCCTAATGCTGATGGCCCATAAGAACCTACTATAAGTTTCCCTAAAGAATAATTATACTCTAAATATGCAGGCGTAGAACCCCCTGCTAAATTATCACTAAAAGAAAGTAGGTTTCCTGTTAATGCAACATTTCCCGCAACCTGTAATTTTGCCCAACTACCTAAAGCAGTTGTTGCAATACCAACATTCGTCCCATTGTCATACAACACACCTGTGCTAATGTTTGATGATGATGTCCATCTTGCCACATAGTTAGCCGTACCTGTACCTGTGACAGGGTTAGTAATGACTGACTGATATTGTGGGATATTGAGAACACCTGTTGAGCTATTATAAGTAGCCGCTCCACTTGTTCCGCTTGTTGTTAAGCTTATTGATCCTCTAGCTCTTGCGTCAGTGAAATATAAATTGCTACCCTCAGCAATGTCATCTGTAGTTAATGTTTGCGAGCCAATACCTAAGATATGGCCGAATTCATCAAGCATTATGTTCTGAATGACAGTACCTC